AAAAACAATGAAGAAAAAAAGAATCGTTGAGTTATTAATTGACGAAACAGAGGAAATTCACGGAATACAAGCTATCTCATTAGTTGCAAATCCTGCAATTGAAAGGGGGTGGGTTGCTCTAAGTAAAGACAGATTCCTGTCATTAGCAAAAGTAAATGATGAAAAAAGAACATTAGTCGGGGTTGCACTTATACCAGAAAAGGAAATACCACGCTACGACCAAGATGCTAACGAGGAGTATTTGGTGTTTTTCTCAAAAGAAACAATTGAAAAAGCACAAGAGTTGTTTATGAACAGTTTAAAAAACAACAAAGCAACTGTTGAACACGAAAAAGACGTTGATGGTGTTAGTGTCATAGAAACATGGATAAAAGAAGATGAAAATGACAAATCAAATTTATATGGCTTTAATGATGTTCCTATCGGATCATGGCTGGTTAAAATGAAAGTGTATAATGATTCCGTGTGGGAGCAGGTGAAGAAAGGTGATCTAAAGGGCTTTTCAATTGAGGGCTACTTTGTAGATAAGGCGATAGAGATGCAAAAAAATGATATTTTAGATTTAGCAGAAGAATGTGTTGAATGTGAGCAAAAAGAAGTTCTTGAAGAAATAAAAGAATTACTTTTAGACGCTGAGTTGAAACCAGACAAGACTTTAGACGGAACACCTGTTTACAGAGATATTGAAAAAGCTGAATTATATGGTTCTCTTTTTTATGATTGTATTGGTAGTCATGCACACGAAATTGACGGAGATGTTTATTATATGTCTTGCAAGTCACACAATGAAATTTTAAAGAAAAGAAAAAAGAGGATAAAATATATTTCTGAGAAATACAGGTCTAAAGAATTAGAGAAATATCCGTGGGATCAATGTATAAAAGATCAAATGAAAAGATACGGAGATAAAGAAACAGCAGAAAAGGTATGTGCGTCAATTAAAAATAAAAGTGTAAACTATTGATTTTTAACTTTGAAAAGCAACAATAATTAAGTTTTAATATATATAAAAAAGATAATAAAAATGAGTTCAATACAAAAAATCAAAGAACTATTAAAGTTCACAAAGAAAAAAACATACAAAATCAATATGTATGCAGAGGCAATCTTAGATGATGCCAGAGTTATTGCAACTGATTCCGAAGAAATGGAAATTGGTGCTGAAATTTACGTCATCAATGACGCAGGTGAGGTTGAAAGTCTTGCTGAAGGAATATACACTTTACAAGATGGCTCGAAGATTAGAATTGATGCTGAGAGTAAAATAGCAGGTTTTGGTGAAGAAGAAGAAGTTGTTGAAGAAGAAGTTGTTGAAGAAGAAATGGCAGAAGAAATCGAGGTTGTAAAGAAAGAAGAAGTTGAAGAAACAATTACTGATGATGCAGTTGTTGAAGAAGTTGCAGTAAAAATAAATGAAGCAACACCAGATGAGGTAACAGAAGAAATTTCACAAGAGGTTGCAAAAATTGTTGTTGACCATTTAGCAGAAAAAGTAGAAGAAGAAGTAAAAGTAGAAGAAGTTGAATTGTCGGCAGATGTTATGGGTGAGTTACTTACAAGACTATCTGCAATAGAAGAAAAACTAACAGAATTAGATGAAATGCCATCGAGCAAAGGAGTTGAGATAACACCTACAAAGTTTGCGGCAAACAGTGTTGATTTAGGCAAAATGTCAATCAATGAAAGAGTTAAATACATAATGAATAACTAATAATTTAAAAAAATGAAACGATTTAATTTATCAAAAAACAAAAAATATGACTTTGACATTACAATCAACAGTGATACTTATGCAGGTGAATTGGCGTTGCCTTATGTTAGAGCAGCACTAAGATCACCAGACACTATTGCTAAAGGTTATGTCAGACAAATTGAAGGACTTAACAAGTCAGCAGTAATTTCAGAAATATCATCTTCAAACCCAATTGTTGCGGCATCTTGTGGTTTTACAAGTGGTGCAAACACTTCAACAAGTGAACAAGTTCTTACACTTACTGACATGAAGGTAAACGAGCAAATCTGTCGAGGAACAGTTTTCCCAACATGGTATGGACAAGGAATGGACAGAAATGGTAATTTACCACAAGCATTTGGTGACTTCTTAATGGAAACAGTTGCGGCAAAAGCGGCGGCTCAGTTAGAAATTGCTTTATGGCAAGGTGCTTCACCATTCGGAACAGGGTTCTTGTCTGATGATGGAAACCAAGATGAAGCAGGTGCAGATGCAAGTGCATTAAAAGACTTTAGTGAAGTTGATTTTGCTGATGCTTTAGCGGCGGCAGATATACTTACTGACATGGCAACAGTTTACAACAAAGTTGCTTCTGATTTATCTGGTCTTTTAACTAAGCCAGGTGCAGGGTTCTATATGAATAACAAGACTTATGGGTTCTACATTCAAGCATTAGCGGCGGCAGGAACAAATGGTGGTCAAACATCTGGATTTGGATTTGACAACAATGCAGATAATATCACTTACTTCGGCTACCCAATTTACAGATGTCCAGGTATGTTTAACGACACAATCGTATTTACATATCCAGAGAACTTGGTTGTAGGTTCTAACACGAACTCAGGATGGCAAGACGTGAGAATGATTCCATTATATGAATATGACGGAAGTGACAACATTGCAATTGTTATGCAGTTTGCAATGGGTGTTCAGACAGCGGTTGGCACTGATGGAGTTTACGGTTCAACTGTTTGGACTTAATAGATACTTTTTTAATAGGGTGGTTGAAACATACCACCCTTTTATATAACCTTTAATAAAATAAAATAATGGCTAATAATTTATATAATTTTTCTTGTGACCTATCGGCAGGTAGACTCGTTCCATGCAAGGATCAAGTCGGCGGCTTGAACAAGATTTATTTATTGCCTTACAGTGAAACCTTATTCAACAAGTTTACAATTTCAAATAATGAAATTACAGAAATTGGAACATTAACACTTTTTAAGTATGATTTAAGACCGAACTCTAGTTCACTTACATCAACATTTACTTCAAATCCTGTTAATGGAACAACTTATTATGAGCAAACATTGGCAGTGTCTTTAAATAAAATAGTAAAAGAAGATTTAACACAACTAGATAAAGTATTAAAAGGGCGTTGTCAAGTATTTGTTTTAGATGCAAATGACAATGTTTTTGTTCTAGGTGTTAGATTTGGTTGTGATGTGACAGCAGGTGCAATGGAAACGGGAACTGCGAAAGCAGACATGAGTGGATTCACATTGACTTTTACTTCACAAGAAACTGAACAATACATAGTAAAAGCATCTAGTGGAAACCCAGCAGAAGCGTCTTATCCTTTTGATGGTATAGGAACACCAGGTAATATTACAATAACAGCAGGAACAACCCCTGCATAAAAAACATATCTATTCTGTTTTTAAAAAGGAGTGCTTTTTTGCACTCTTTTTTTTTAGTAAACAAAAAACATTTATTTATATTTATAAAAAAGAAACATCATGATAAAAGTTAAAAAAGAATTTTTACAGGTAAAACCAACAGGATATAGAATAGCTTTGGGTGATATGAACCAAAACCAATTAAATGGTTTAAGTGAAAAATACCCAGATTATTTTGAAACAGCTAAAAAGAAAAAAAAGAATGATTCAGTGGACAAGGAATAACAGCACGTTAAATACAGCTAATTATATTTATGCTAATATATATAGCTTGATGACCGCAATAACTTATGCACCACTGATTGCAATTACAAGTCAATCAACAAATAAAACAAAGTATTTTTTGAGCGGGGTTACAAATTATGACAAAAAAGACCGATATGTTTCAATGTTAATTAATGTTAGAAATAATGGAACAGAGGGTTTAACAGCAGGAGTCATAAGTATTGGTGATCAAGAATATCCATATGGCTTTTATGATGTTACTATATATCAAAACAACAATGCTTCAAACCTTGATCCTGCCAACGCAGTAAAAGTTTTATATAAAACAATAATGAATTTTGAAGCTGTAAACAATGACGGTGTTACATACACAGAATATGAAAGCACTATTTCATCACCAACATACATAACAAATACAATATAATGACTAAGAAGAAACAAAAAATGGACATGTCTGTTGTTGATTTATCACACTACAACATTCCACACATAATAGAAAAAGACAACAAAGATTATATAAGTTTTGGTGCTGATAATTTATACCCACAATATTTGATTGAATTATTTACAGGTTCTGGTATTAATGGTGCAATAATAAAGGGCGTTGCGTCAATGATTGCAGGAGACCAGAATGACACTTGTCAAGGTCTTGATGTTGTCGACAAGGATGAACTAGAGGGAATACAGAAAGAACAGTTTCTAAAATTCTCTAAATTATTAAAAACAGGTAGTAGAAACACAGTAAAAAATCTTGCTTTCGATCTTAAACTTTTTGGGACTTGTTATGTGAATGTGATTTGGAACAAGACAAAAACAGCAATTGCAGAGATCAAACACATACCGTCACAATACATAAGAAGTGGCAAAGCAGATGCTTTTGGAAATGTTAATGAATACTATTATTCTTATGATTGGAGAAATGAAAGAAAATATCCTGCACACATAATAAAAGCATTTAACCCAGAGGACAGAACAGAAACAAGTCAATTACTACAAATAAAAGAATACAATCCACAGTCATTCTATTATGGCATACCAGACTACGTTGGCGGGACTGATTATATTCAGTTGGATATGAGCATCGCTGAATTGCATCTCGCCAATATAGAAAATAACTTCATGCCTTCTTGCATGGTTAATTTTGCAAACGGAATACCGACAGACGAAGAAAGACAAGAAGTTGAAAGACGTTTAAATTCTAAGTTTTCTGGCAGCGGGAATAGCGGAAAGCTGATAATTACTTTCAACGAGGGCAAAGACACAGCACCAGAAATTGTTCCTTTAAATACAGGTGACAATGATGACAAGTATCAATTTTTGTCAAGTGAGGTTTCAAGAAAGATTTTAACAGCACACAGAGTCACTTCACCGTTGCTTTTTGGTGTCAAAGGCGATGGTTCTGGTTTTGGAAACAACGCAGACGAATTGCGAGATTCTTACAGCTTGTTTAACAATACTTGCATTAAACCCTTCCAAATGACCATTTTAGAGGGCTTAGACCGACTATTTAGGGTAAACGGTATAGATAGTCTTGATATTTATTTTAAAACGCTTAAACCTGCTGATTTCTTGGATTTAGATTCTATTGATGCAATTGATGAACAAGATGCAGGAATGGACATAGGTGATGAAACCATTGAGCAAATGGAGAGCATTATTGCTAAACATAAAAAAAAAAGACAATTTAAAAAGACGGATGAATTAACAAATGACCTAACGGATCAGGAGTTTGAGGGTGTTTTTAAAAACTTAAAAGGTGAGGAAATGGAAAAGAAGTGGGTTGTTGTTGATGAAAAAGATGAAGATGATTTTGAAAGCATTAGTTCTTGGGTGTCAAGAAAAATAAGAAAAAGAAAAGATTTTGGGGGTGTTATTGATGCACAACCAGACAATGTTTATGATTTTAGTTATTTAGACAAATCATTTTACAGAATAAGATTTAGATATGTTAGAGCAGATTTCAGTCCTTCATCTAGTTCAAGAGATTTTTGTCAAAATATGATGGCACAGAGCAACATGGTTTACAGAATTGAAGATATTGATAGAGCAAGTAGAACAGGTGTAAATAGTGAATTTGGACACAAAAGAAGGGCTTATGATCTTTTCCGTTACAAAGGGGGACCCTTTTGCAAACACGCATGGCGCATGGTTTTATATAGATTAGAAGAACAAACAATTTCTATTGATGAAGGTGTTGAAGATGTTGAGATAATAGGTCAATATGAAGAAGTTCCAAACATACCGAAGTCTTATATACCAAGCCCTTGGGGTTGGAAAAAAGAAGCACAGATTGCACCGAATGAAATGGGTGAAGGGCGAGGACGTTATCCAGGTTGGCGACAAAGAAAAGATAAAATTTAAAATAAAAAAATATGGCAGTAACACATACACTTTTAATTAGTGCAGACACACTAAAACAAAACACAACGATTTCACAATCTATTGATGAAAACTTAATACATCCTGTTATTTTAATGGCACAGGACAGATATATTCTGCCTGTTCTTGGAACTGATCTGTTTGAAAAACTAAAAACAGAAATAGCAGGAACACCTTCTGGGGTTTATCTAACCCTGTTAAAAGATCATGTGCAAAAGTGTTTGTGTCAATTTACTTTGGCTACACTATATCCTGTGCTTCGAGTTAGAGCAACAAATCACAGTCTAGTGCAAATGAACAATGAGCAAGGCAGTGCAGTGAGTGAAGATCAAATGCAACCACTTGTTGATACAGCTTTGGACATGGCAGAATTTTACAGACAACGAATGATTGATTACCTTATCAATAACACAGATTCTTTCCCAGAATACTCATCAAACAGTGGTGCAGATATGCAACCAACAACACGAAATTATTACAGTGGTATCAATATGGAATCTAATATAAATGATAGAGAACTTAGACAGTTGCTTTCTTATATTGGTGTAAAAAACGTATGCTAAATGAGAGGTAAATATAAAACGAAATTTTCAGTAGGAAATTTTAAGAAATTAAAAAAATATATTAAAAAACTAAGCAATGGCAAATCAAAGACTAACCGACAAAAGTGCATTAACTAACCACACAGGAACAGGCGATTTATATATGATTGTGGACGTTTCAGATACGACGGGCAGTAGTGCAGGAACGTCAAAAAAGCTAGACAGCAAATTTGTTATTCAAACAGATAAGATTTCTGTATCAAACGCAGAGTTAAGGTCGTTGAGTTCAGCAGCTAAAACAATAGTGTCAGCACCAGGTAGTGGATATATGATTTTACCACTTAGTGTTCAACTGCACTGCGACTACGGATCAGACACCGAGTCTGGCAACGTCACTTGCTTAGTTGGTTTTGCTTTAGATGTCAATTATTATTGGAAACAAAAACAAAGGGTGATGCGTAGTATAACATCAGATTTTGTATATATGGTTGATTATACAGCAACAACAAATCCAACAGCAGGTGCAGCACCAGATGATTTACCATTGTTACTTTTTAGTGATGCAAATTTTTCATCAACTGACTTAACAATGAATGTCTATGTTACATATCAAATAGTAAAATTATCATAATGTTAAAGTATTTGTTATTTATACCATTTTTGACTCTTGGTCAATTTTATAAATATTCAACTATTTATGGTGGAATGTCTTTAAATTCTACAATTGCACCAATAGAAACATATCAATATGTTAATAATCAGTTAATGGAAACAACACCAGATGACGGTGCAAATTATCGGTATTTTATAGGTGTTAAAAAACTGTCACGATTTAAGTTTGAAAAGAAACCCAAATTTTATTATGACGGAACAGAAAAAAATGCTAGTATATTTAGATCACCTGTTGATAACTTTGAGTATTTATTGCAATATGAAAAGATAAAACAGTTTGGCAGGGAATATGAAAACCACAATATCTGGCTTAGATATATTGGCAAATTCACCACTATAAAAATAGAATCATCAAACAATGGTTATATTGACCTACAATACAAAGCACTAGATTTACGCTTAAAAGCTGATTTAGGTGGCTTTAGAGGCACTTTTGGTAGTGTTGTGAGGTATCACCCCGTATATGGCTTAGATGTCTTTAAACGTGACTTTCCAAATTACAATGATTTTGAGGATGTTGCAAACCAACTTGGATATAATAAAGAATTTTATTTTATTGACACAAACGAAAATGGTCATTTAGATAGGTTAGAACAATCGTTCTTTAGATGGTTATTTGGTGATAGTGTGGTTGCACAGAACACAGCACAGTTTCAACAGTATTATGCAACAATTCCTGCAAGATATAACAGAGATAAGTTGGCAGAGATAGGTAATCAATATACACTTTCTGGTGTGGTTGGCTTGTCTTATTATAAGTATTTAAACAACTTCTTTGTTTTGGCTTATGGTAACTACTTTTTTATAAGTGAAAAAATAACAGAATATGGATCAACAACAAATGACTTTGATTTTGGTATAATCGGAAATTTAAAATTAACCAAAACATTGTCAATATATACTCAATTAGAATATCTAAGGTATTTTGATAGAGAAAATTACAATATAAATCTAGGTATTAACTATATAATAATATAAACATATGGAAACTTTAAAAAGAATTATTGAATCAAGAAAATTTTGGTATGCTCTGGGAACATTATTTGTTTTGTTCTTTAGCGATTCATTTGGAATCAATGACCAAGAAATTAACAATGTTGTTATGATTGCTTTAGCACTTATAATATCACAAGGAATAGCAGACAAGGCGTGTAAAAATGACAAAGGGTGCAAAAAATGAAAACCATAAATGAAAATACAGCAGTCAATATTGACCTAAAAACAATCGGTTTGATTGTGACAATGGCAATTTCTGTTTCTGGCACATATTTTACTTTAAAAGCTGATATTGAAGAAAATAAAAAAGCACTAGAAAATGGAAATTGGGTTTCTTCAACTGAGTATCAATTAAAAGATGAATTGGTGAGAACAACCATAATGTCTAACAGTGACAAATTGGATGCTATTGAAAGTAAATTAAATATCATTGATGAAAGAATCTATAAATTAAATGAATAAGATGAAAACAGCAAATTTAATTTTGATTCTAATTGGGGTGTTGTTTTTTGTTTCTGGCATGTGTTGTGGACAGGTTGAGGTTATGCACTTTAATAGTGAATGGAATAAATCAAATGATTATGACGTGAGCAATTTAAAAGATTGCAAAACACAAAATGTTATTATTTGCCATGAACCAAAATTAAAAGAAAAATATAAAATTGTTTCAGTTCCAACAATTATAATTTTTGATGAAGGTTTTGAAGTTGTGAGGTTTGTTGCAAATATAATGATGCAACTTGAAGTAAAAGACAAAGAAGTCCAAAAGGAAATAGACAAAATATATTTAAAGAAATTTGAATGAGGCTAACAAGCAATTTTTATTTGTCCGAGTTTACGCGTTCTGCAACAGCATGGCGTTTAGGCTTGGACAATACCCCAAGTAAAAGACAGATAAAAAATATAATTTATTTGTGCGAAAATGTATTGCAACCATGCAGAGATATAATTGGTGCAGTTCGCATAACGTCTGGTTATCGCAGTCCAGAATTGTGCAAGGCGATAGGATCAAAAAAAACAAGTCAGCATACAAAAGGGGAAGCAGTAGATATTCAGTATCACAGAGATGGAATAATGAATAATAAACTTTTAATGGACACCATAATTCAAAACTGTGAATTTGATCAACTAATTGAAGAATTTAATTACTCATGGATTCATGTGTCTTATAGTCACAAGAACAATAGAAAACAAATTTTAAAAGCATATAAAGACGAAGGGAAAACAAAATATTCAGATATAACAAGAAACTATATAGCACTATGAATTTTTTAAACAAATTATTTGGAAATTTAAACCTTGATGTGAATAACTTGGTTGATAACTTAACAACCACAACCGAAGAAAAAAAGGAATTAAAAATTAAATTTGAAGCATTGTTCTTAGAAGCAAAAGCAAAAGCAGAAGAACAAATTACAAGAAGGTGGGAATCTGATAACAAAGCTGGTTGGCTTCCTGCAAACATTAGACCTTTGACATTAGCATTTTTAGTTGTATCAACAGTATTGCTAATTTTTATTGAAGGTGGTGTCATTCAGTTTGATGTCAAAAGCAATTGGATTGACCTATTACAGCTTGTTTTAATTACGGTGATTGGTGCTTACTTTGGTGGGCGTAGTATTGAAAAAATAAGAAAGAAATAAAACAATTAAAAGAATATAGACTTAGACTTACAAAGTCAGAGCATGACTTAGTAAAAGAATTACGCCAATCTGAAAACAACTCCACAAATAACATTCTTGTTATTGGAGATTTACACGAACCATTTTCATTAGATAAATATTTAGAATTTTGCATATCAAAATATGATGATTTTGATTGTAGCGAGGTGGTCTTTATTGGTGATGTGATCGATAACCATTACGCTAGTTACCATGAAACTAACGCAGATGGAATGGGTGGTGCTGATGAATTGGAATATGCAATACAGAGAATAGCACGTTGGTATAAAGCGTTTCCTAAAGCAACTGTCATCATTGGCAACCACGACAGAATGGTGATGCGTAAGGCACAAACAAGTTCAATACCTAGCAAATGGATCAAATCATATAAAGAGGTTTTAGAAGTGCCAGGTTGGAACTTTGTTGAAAGATATGAAAAAGATGGTGTTCAATATATACATGGAGAAGGGGGAACAGCGAGAACAAAGTGTCGTGCAGATATGATGAACACTGTGCAAGGACACCTACACACTCAAAGTTATGTTGAAAATTACGTTGGCATGAATTTTCGTATATTTGGTATGCAAGTTGGATGCGGCATAAATCATGAGACCTATGCGATGGCATACGCTAAGGCGGGGAAAAAACCCGCAGTTGGTTGTGGTGTCGTGCTAAGATCTGGAAAAATACCCATTACATTGTTAATGGAGTTATAAATAATTAATTATGGCAAAGAATATATATAGTGAGAATTTAAAAATCGGTGCTTATTATACTTATGACAAAAACAATAAAAAAGTTTATGACATAAAAGCAATGAGAGAAGATTTTAAAGACTTAGTAAAAAAATTAAAAAAATAGATAGCACCTGTAAGCAGGTTTTATTCATCACCAATCTGCAATGAGTTCTTTTGCAGGTGCTATTCTATTGCCCTTTTTTGTTAATAAAGTTGTTAATAATACATAAAATTCACACTTGACACATATTGCTTTTTTTATATATATTTGTGGTGTTAATAACCAAAAAATATAGAGAAAATGAAAATAGATAATTCTATTGAGCAAGAAATAGTTAAAAAGTCTTTGACTCAATCCAAAACACAAATTCAAGAAAAACTTAAATTTTTCACTGATAAACTTAATGGATCGGATAGTATTTCGGAAATTAGGTGGTTTGATGAATGTGTTAAAATTCAAAAACAAAAATTAAAATCAATTAATAACTTATTAAAAAAATTATAATGGATATTAAATACATAAATACTACAACGCCAGAAGGCATGAAAAAAGCTATTATGTTTGAATCACACAATCCAGGATACAAAATGATAAACAGTCGTTTAGATTTTACTTGGATTTTTGAGAAAAAAGAAATAGTTTCAAACTGTTGTTCAGCTAATATATTATTAACCGACACGTGTTCTGATTGCTTGGAACACTGTAAACCTATTGAGATATGAGAAAACAAATAAATTTTACACATATACACGATTTAAATACTTTAAGTTGTGATAATAATGAGGTTTTTCTTTCTGGGAAAAACGAAGAAGGGGAAGACGTAACATTGGTATTTAGTGCTTTTGAAATTCTGTCTTGGTTTGATAGACAGACAATTAATTTCATAAAAGAAAAAACAATTGAACATATTAACGAATTATGAAAAAAAAATATATAATTAGTGGCAAGGGCTATTGTCACACAATGGAACAAGATCAAATGTTAAATGGATTGGAATATTCAGATGTCAATTTCAAATATGGCAGTATTGAATTTACAGGAACAGATGAGCAATTGACATTGTTTTTAGAACCACTTTATGAAAATGACACCAATTTTAAAGTGATCGGTGTGCATGAATATAATGAAGAAGAAGAACAGTATTATAAAAATTTACTAACTTAAAAAATAGAATATGAGAACACTAGAATTTGTAAAAATAGGTAAAGAATATAGATCAAGACATGGTGGCAAATGGTTTCACATTTATTTCAAGGATGAAGGTGGCAGTTACAGAACAGCACTTTTTGATAATATGAGAAACTTTAGTAATTGGACACACATAATTAACAATGCAGAAAGGGGTGATTATATTGCGAATCTTAGAATGAAATTTTTTAATGGCAAAGAAATTGTTGATGCAGACAGTATGCCAAAATTAATGCCTTCAATTGAAGAAATGGAGAATAGTATGTATATTGATTAAAAAAAAACAGAATATGGAAAGTAAAACAAACAATGAAAGATTAAAAGAATTATATGTTTATTATAATTTAAACAAAGAAGATGTATTTAAACACCAACAGTTTGGGTTTATAATTATCACACGAACAGGTATAGAAAAAATAATGGCTAAGGACGACATAACATTAGACTATGAGGTGGTTAGATGCGAGAGGGATTTTTGTGCTGTTAAATGCACTGCAACACGCCTTAATGGTGATAAGAAGGTTTCAATACCTACCTTTGGAACTGCACAACCAAAAAATTGTCAATCCACCTATTATTTAGAAATGGCAGAAAAGAGGGCGAAAGCAAGAGCCGTTTTGCAAATCACGAATTTTTATAGCTTAGGGGTTTATTCGGAAGTTGAGTCAGACGACTTTAAACAAAATTAATTTCTGATCCCCCTTGCTACAATCCATATTTTTCTATATTTTAACACTAGGCAGGGGGGATTTTCTTTAAAAACAGATTATGAAAAAAACATATTTTAACCACGATTCAAACGCTAGAAATGATATTAGGGTAATAAAACTCAGATCTGTGCTTGGCATGGAAGGCTATGGCACGTTCTGGGCAGTGTTAGAATTGTTATTTAGTGAAGAAAATAAATTATGTGTTAAAGATTATAACACTTTGGCATTTGGTTTGCAGTGTAACCCTAAGACTTTAAAGCAAGTAATTGAAGATTTTGATTTGTTTGTGGTTGAAGATAATTGTTTTTATTCCAAAAGACTTAATAAGCAAATAGAGGACATTAATAATAAGTCAAAAAAAGCAAAAGAAAATGCAACAAAGAGGTGGAGTAATGCGATCGCAGACCAAAAGCATAACAGTCGCAATGCTAGTATAAGTATAAGTAAAGCAAAAGAAAAGAAAAGTAAAAGTATAGAAGAAAGAATTATTGATTTTGAAAAATCAATTCACACAATCAATGGTGTTAGTGAAGAAGATAAAAAAGATTTCTTTGCTTATTGGACAGAAAAAAATAAATCTGGCACAAAGTATCGTGCAGAACTTGAACGCACTTTTGATGTGAACCTAAGATTGAAAAGGTGGTGTTCTAATAATTTTAATAAAGAGAAAAATAAATTCCCAGACTATTTTGATGAAATGTTTAATAGAAAAATAGATGATAGCACAAGGAAAGAATATCATCAACATTTAAAAACACTTGGTTATATAACAACATATTCACCAAACGCAGGAACTAAATGGATAAAAAAATAAAACTATGAGAAACTTAATAATATTTATATTTTGGATAATAACAATAAAAGCGTTAATAAAATCTAACAAAACAATAAACGAAATTAATTGTTCAATTAAAAATATGCAAGACAAATCGCAAACACTATTGATAGATTCTTTGCAACTAGAAATAATGGATTTAGGATCAAAATTAGATTCCATGTTTGTAAAATATGATCAATGAAAGAACACCAATTACAGAAATCAATAATAGAATATATTAAATTGCAATACCCAAAAGCGTTATATTGTGCAAGTGCAGGTGGTTTGAGAACATCAATAACACAGGCAAAGAGAATGAAGGCAACAGGTTACATTGCAGGATTTCCAGACTTGGCAATCTTTGAACCACTTGGGTATTATTATGGTTTATTTTTAGAAATAAAAACAGAAAAGGGTAGACCTTCAAAAAAACAATTACATTGGGTTGAATCTCTCAATGAAAGAAATTACAAAGCTGTTGTCGTCTATGGCTTTGATCAAGCAAAAAAGGAATTAGACGAGTATTTAAATCAAAAAGAATTTTATGTATAAATTAAGAGGACAAGTAACAGGAAAAATGAAAGAAACTATAAACACCAAAAAGGGTGATTTTGAAAAACTTTTATTTACAATAACAGAATCAGATACGGGATTTGATCATTCGTATCAATTTGAAATTTTTGGAACAGAATCAATTGTAATTCATGATAAAAATATAATTGAAAACAGGTGGGTGACAGTAGAGTTTTATATTAAGAGTAGAGAATACAATGGTAGATATTATAACACACTAATGGTTAAAGGTGTTCACTTAGAACAATTAAATGAAAATACAACCGACATTTTTTAATACTAGAAACGAAAGATTTCATTGGGGTTTTAACGATACTAACAATTGGTTGTTTACAATAATCTACCGACATGGGTTGAAACTAAAAGAGCAAAACTATATATTGCGTGACGTAAAACAAGACAAATCTATAATAGATTATATTTATAAAAAAATATATGAAAGATTTGAAGTTGTTGAAATTGCAGTTGGAAAGTTATCAAAAACAGAATATGATATGTTAATAAACATTAATACACCAACAATATATAATTGTGTCAAAACTGAACCATTATTTAGAAAAAAATTATCTAAAACTAAAACAGGTTGCAGACAAAATAACGAGTTGCAAAAAGTATGATAGTGATGATTTGTTACATGATACTATTCTTGCTCTGTATGAAAGTGACAAGGAAAAAATAAACAATTTAATTGACAAAGATGAATTGATATTTTGGATTGCTAGAATAATGATTAACCAATACCATTCAAAAACATCACCATTCTATAAAAAATACAGGAAGTATTATACAATTATAAATGAGAATTTTGTTTTGGGTGGTTGGCAGGATCAGTATATAAATAACACCCCCGATAGAATACATAGAATTTTAGATGATAATGGTGTCAAGTTAAAAAAGCAACTAGAAAAAGACATTAAAAGGGTGAATATAAAACTAAAAGAGATTCATTGGTTTGACAGTGAGGTGTTCCGTATCTATCACCAAATGGGTTTTTCACTTAATCAAATGGAAAAAGAAACAGGAATAAACAGAAATACATTATATAAGTCAATAGTAAAAGTAAAAAACATATTTAAAAATGGTAAAAAAATCAAAGGGAATAGGTGATGACATTGCGAAGTTCACAGAAAAAACAGGACTTTCAAAGGCAGTAAAATTAATTTTTGGTGATGATTGTGGTTGCAAGGAACGTCAAGAGAAATTGAACAAATTATTCCCTAATTATAAAAACATAAGATCATTCACAAAAGATGAAAAACAAATTTATGAGAATATAATGCCACATATAGATAAAACAAATACTATAAATGCAGAACAAAAAATGATCATTGGCAGATTGTATAAAGCAGTTTTTGAAGCAGATGCAAAGTGGTCAAACTGTGGCTCTTGTAATAAAAAAACATTAGATAATTTAAGGAAGGTTTATGAAAAAAGTTGTGAGAAATGAGAAAAGCAATCTGGGTATATAGAGAAAAGAAAAGAAAAAAACGCAAGGGTGTTCATGCAAAAAGTAAAACATCAAATACAAAGGGCAGTAAATTCTATAAGAAAAAATATAAAGGACAAGGAAAATGAATCAAATGTTTAGATTTTGTTGCGACTGCAACTCAATGAGTTTAATAAAAAAAAATGGCAAATGTTCAATGTGTGACGGCAGTTTTCTTGTGTTGTCGCCTAGAGATTATAGGGAAATAAACGAATGTAAAAATGCAGAAGCACACTAGAGTTTATTTAGATTTTTTTAATTTTGAAGAAGGTGACTATATTCCCTGCGAGATATGTCAATCACCTTGTGTGGACATACATCACTTGCAAAAAAGAACAAGGAACAAAGTAACAAATGATTATATAGAGAACTTAATGGGGTTGTGTCGTAGTTGTCACATTAAAGCAGAATCGGATTCAATTGTAAATTCTTATTTTAGAATAAAACATTTAGAATTGGTATGTCAACAAATTTATGACCTAGTAGAAATAAACAAACGATTTAAAGAATATGAAAATAGAATTAATAAAAATAAATAAATTAAAACCTGCCAAATATAATCCTAGACAGATTACAAAGAAGCAGTATAATGACTTAAAAAAATCAATAGAAAAATTTGATTTGGTAGACCCCATTATTGTAAACAAAGATTATACGGTGATCGGTGGACATCAGAGATTAAAGGTTTGTAAAGAGTTAAATTATAAAGATGTGGATTGCGTAATCCTAGATTTAAGCAAGGAAGAAGAAAGAGAATTAAATATAAGACTAAACAAAAGTGGTGGTGACTTTGACATGGATGCACTTGCAAATTACTTTGATGTTGAAGAATTAACTGATTGGGGTTTTAAGCACGTTGAATTAGGTCTAAACATTGATAAAATAGATGCAAAGGACAATATAGAAACGGAATACCCATTCGCCACAGAATTAGATATTAGTAACAATTATATCGTTTTAAAGTTTGATAATGATATTGATTGGATTCAAGCGAAAACATTATTCAAGTTACAGACAGAAGTGGCAAGACGGTCAAATGGAAAAGCATGGTCGCAGGGAATTGGCAGGGTTTTAAATGGTTCAAAAGCAATTAAAATGATACAAGATGAAAGTTAGTATTTATGCCCCTTCTTATAAAAGACCAGAAAAGTCAATAACACAAATACATTATCCTTGTGTGAAAGTTGTTGTTTGCGAAAGTCAAGCAGATGAATATATAAAAAATGGCAATGATGTTGTGGTTTGTCCAGATTCAGCACAGGGGAATATAAGTAGAATAAGAAATTGGATTTTAGATAATTTATATAATGACAGTGATTGTTTAATGATTATAGATGATGATTGTTCTTATATAGGATATTATAATAACCAAACACAATATAAGTTTGAAAATGATCAATTATTAGAGTTTTGTTCTAGCTCTGCGTTACTTTGTGATGAATTAGGATATAAACATTTTGGATTCAATTGCGTTGCAGACAAAGGTGCTTATAGGGAATATACCCCTTTTGGTTTTACTCAGTATATTGGTTCACCTTTTTCTGGACACTTAAAAAGTAGTCAATTGAGATATGACGAAGAACTTTCATTAAAAGAAGACTATGACATGACATTGCAACACATCTATACACATGGGGGTTGTTTGAGAATAAACTACGCACACTATAATGTAAAACAAGCAGAGCAGGTTGGTGGTTGTGCTACATATAGAAATTTAGATGAAGAAAAAAGACAATTTAAATTATTGCAACAAAAATGGGGAAAAGATATAATAAAAGAAGATAGAGCAAGTAAAAGGTCTTTTGATTTTAACCCTATTTTAAAAATACCAATAGCGGGAGTATAACGGTATAAAAACGGAAACAATGAATAAATTCCCAAACAAAGCAACACAATTTAGTTCTGACAATCAGCCAGAAAAAAGAGGGCGACCAAAAGGTAGAAGAAATGTTGCCACTGTTTTAAAAGAATTATTATCAACACAAGACAGTAACATGGGGGGTGTTGGTGACTTTGGCAGTCCTATTGCTAAAATGTTAATAAAGATTGCGTTCAGTAATGATTCAAATAATAATGAAAAGTTAAAAGCAATAAAAGAAATTTTAGATCGGATTGAAGGTTTACCAGACCAGAACTTAAATGTTAGTGCAACACCACCATCTTGGATAAATGATGATGAAGAAACAAGCTAAACCATATTATGATGTAAAACAATCAAACAAAAGAATTTGTGTATTGCAGGGGGGAACAAGAAGTGGGAAAACATATTCAATACTTTTGGCACTAATAGAGTTTGCTTACAAAAACCAGAACAAAAATCTATATATAACTATTGCAAGAAAAACATTCCCTGCTCTTAGAGGAACAGCAATGCGTGATTTCTTTGAGATTCTTAAAAACGAAAACCTTTATGATGAAAGACTACACAACAAGTCTAGTGGTTTATATTTGCTTTTTGGAAACAATTTTGAGTTTATATCGGTAGATCAACCACAACGTGTGCGTGGTCGAAAGCGTGACGTGCTTTTTTTAAACGAGGGCAACGAATTTAGTTTTGATGAATACACTCAGTTAGCTTTAAGAACAACATATAAAATCATTATTGACTTTAACCCTAGTGATGAGTTCCATTGGTTGTATAAACAAATAATTGATGCAGATAGAGATGATGTTGATTTTCATGTTTCCACATATAAGGATAATCCATTCTTAGACACAGAAACAATAAAAGAAATTGAAAGACTTAAACAGGTTGATGAAAATTTATGGCGTGTTTTTGGGCAGGGGATGCGTGGAATTTCAACTGAAAACATATTCCCACAATTTAACATTATTGATAGTATACCAGAAAACGCAAAGGAAATTGCTTTTGGTTTAGACTTTGGTTATAGTGCTGATCCTACAACATTAGTGAAAGTATATAAACATGACCTTGATTTGTATATTGATGAACTGATTTATGAAAAGGGTTTAACAAACCAAGACATTGCAAACAAAATGAAAGACCTAAACATTGATAGGAGACTAGAATGTTTTGCCGACTCTAGCGAGCCAAAGAGTATTGAAGAAATCTACAGAATGCAAGTTTCTAATATAAAGCCTGCAAAAAAGGGTGCTGATTCAATAAGGATAGGGATTGATGTAATGAAAAGGCATAAGTTAAACATAACAAAAAGAAGTGTTAACACAATAAAAGAATTTAGAAATTACAAGTGGATAAAAGACAAGAATAATGAAATAACAAACAGACCTGTTGATGCTTTTAATCATAGTATTGATGCAGTTAGATATGTATGTTTAAACAAGTTAATGGTTTCATATTCTGGCAAATACTATATATTATGAAACTATACAACGGAGATTGCTTAATTGAAAGCGACAAAATAGAAAGTGGAAGTGTTGATTTGATATTGACTGACTTGCCTTATGGAACTGTAAAAGATATTAAAAACGTAAAGCATGGAATGAGTGGCAAATGTGAATGGGATATTGTGATTGACACTAATAAAATAATGGATATTGCTAATAGAATTTTAAGAAAGAATGGTAAAATGGTTTTGTTTGCTCAACAACCTTTTACAAATGAATTAATAAATAAGGCAATCCCTAATATACCATTTTGCTATTCTATGATTTGGGAAAAAGACCATTTTGCAAATGCTTTGATAGCTAAGAAGGCACCTTTGAATTATTATGAGGATATTTTGGTTTTTAGCAAAGATCATGATTTTGAAGGATTACACCCTTTAAGAGATTATTTTAAAAACTTATTGGCTTTTGTAGGATTAAAGAAGAAGTATATTATTGAAAAAATAGGACAAAGAGCAGATCATTGTTTTAGGGTTAATAGTTCGCAATTTGAACTATGTAAAAAACATACTTACTTAGATTTAATAAAAGAATTTGGCATTAATAATATGGAAGGGTTTTTAAATTATACAGAACTTGAAAAAATAGAACAAAAATATAAAAGCACCTTTAATTTATGGGATGGTAAAAAATACAAATCAAATATATTAAAATACAAAAAAGATTATAACGGCTATCACCGCACACAGAAGCCTGTATTGCTTTTAGAGGACTTAATAAAGACATTTAGCAACGAAAAAGACCTAGTTGTTGATTTAACTATGGGTTCAGGAAGCACAGGCGTTGCTTGTTGTAATTTAAACAGAGATTTTATTGGTATTGAATTAGACAAAGATTATTTTAAAATAGCACAAGAGAGAATAAAAAACGAATTATAAAATTTTATATTTATAAAAAATGAAAGAAATAAAACTTAGAGTTCCTGAAAATTGGAATGATATAACAGTCAAACAGTATCAACAGTTTATGAGGGTGCTAGGTAGTGACAAAACAGAAAGACAAAAAAACCTTGAGATTGTTTCTGCATTTTGTGACATAGATGTAAAAACCTTAAAAAAGTTTAAAATAAAAGATTTAAACAAGGTTTCAGACATAATAATTTCTATGACAAAAGATGATCCAAGTGACATCAAGATGCAGAGGAACATTGAGTTTAACAACCAGAAGTATGGTGTTATTCCAAACATGGCAGAAATGACAACAGGTGAGTTTGTAGACTTAGAAACATTTTGTGAGGATTCAACAGAAAACCTTCATAAAATAATGTCTATACTATATAGAAAACAGACAAGTGATGTTGATAGAAATGATAGATATAGTGTTGAAAAATATAAACCAACAGAGGAAAAGAAAAACATCATGCTAGAATTGCCCATGAATTATGCACTTGGGGTTCTTAATTTTTTTTTTCATTTAGGCGAGATACTTATAGAAGGTTCTCACAATTATTTGAAAACGTAGAAGTAAAACAAAATGAGGGTTCACCATATGAAAGAAGGGTGACAACTGAAAAGAAATATAAAAGTAAATGGGGTTTTTATCCAATTATTTACAACTTGGCAGGGGGTGATATTTTGAAAATGGAAAAGGTGACAAAAGTAAAAATATATGAGAGTTTAACATTCCTGTCTTACCAACAGGATTTATTTATTTTAGAAAAAGACAAACATGGCACAGGATAACAATAACACACCAAATAACATAACATACAAGCAGATGATTAACACGTTTAGCGATATAGCAACAAATCATTTGCAAATACAGTCGTTTAATTCTGGTAGTCTTGATGATGTAGATATTGAAAAACTAGATGCAGACAAATTTCCATTGATGTATATAACACCATTACCTGTGTCAGTAGATGCACAAACATTGACTTATTCTTTTGATGTTATTATTGCAGACAGAATACAAGAAGATATGGCAGACATAGATGATGCCTATTCTGAAACATTATTAATAATAAAGGATGTAATATCTAATTTCAGACAAGCAACACAAACAGAATCATGGGCAGATCAAAGAACAGATATAGATTTACCACTTAACTTAACACCGTTTACAAGTAGGTTTGCGAACTTATTGACGGGGTGGGGTGGCACTTTTAACATAGTTGTAAATAATGAGAACAACCTTTGTGCTGTTCCACAAACAAATAACTCATAATGGCTTTTAAGAAGTTCATACAAGAATTGCAGAAACTTGGGAAAAAACAAGTCTTAGATGCACAGGGTGCGTTACAGAGTTCTGTGGGTAGTTCTGCACTTGCGTCATCAATTAAATACACAGTTCAAGGTAGTTTTAAGAAAAAGCCACAAATCATCTTTAAGATGAATGATTATGGTGGTTTTGTTGATACAGGTGTGAAGGGTGTGAGAAATGAAAAGTTCCAACTAAATGACACAAGAGCAAATGACATTTTTGGCTTCAACAAGCAACCTGCGTTCACAGGTAGATTTAAAATGATCAACCCAAGTGCAATTGACAAGTGGGTTATAAAAAAAGGACTTAGGGGAACGAGAGATGCTAAAGGTAGGTTTATTAAAAGAAGTGCAATGAAATTTGCAATAGCAACATCAATATATAGAAAAGGTTTAGAAGGAACAGGTTTCTTTTCTCAAACTCTATTTAAAAACATTCAACTATCAACAAAGAAATTAGAAACAGCACTAGCAAAAGACATAGAAGATCAAATAGAAACAACATATCAATATTTTGTATAAATGGCAACAATTCAAATAACACAAATACCAACAGAAACACCAGGCAGTCCTTATGAAGGAACATCAAACACTTATGAGGAGTTAGTTCCGACAAACTATTGGCAGATGCTACCTGTTACGGTAAATATAACAGATGACCTTTCATCAGTTTTTAAGGTTAAATATATTTTAAGAGTTTATGACAATTCAATATCTGATGCAAATTTACTTGCAACAATAAAGCAAAGAACAAACAATAAATCAACCACCACAAATCAAGTTGCTATCTTTGATATAAAAAGGGTTGTAAATTCAGTTCTAAAGCATACTTACGAGGATGCAAACGCAGTAGACACAGAGATTCACAAGATTGGTAAAAATTTAACATCAACCATTTTCTCAGAAAACGAATTAAGTGTAAAAACAATTGTTTTAAAAGCAACTTGGGAACGTGCAACTTCTGCAACTTCTGCACCTGTTGAGCAAACAAGTGATGAGGTGAGAATGACAATGTATTTCACACAAGCAACTTTTCCACTCATGACTTATGCGAACTTACCAGATTCAAACCCTTTAGGTGATTACACAACAGCAAGTGCATCCAAGCAATTAATGTCAAATGCACCAAGCATGACTGACTTTAGAAAATTGAATCCTGCTGTTGGTGGTGGTGCAACAAAGCTAACAGGATATATAAACTACATAACAAACACCACTGACTTTCACACTATTGGAATACAAAATAAAAGTGGATGGGGTTCAGACGGTGGCTTTTTAGGGTTGCAGTATTATACTAGTGCAGGTGCATTGATTGCGACTTACACTTTTCCAAATGACGCAACAAGGGGTGGTGAGCCACCTGCATCATCAAATGCAGACAAAGAGTATCTATTATATGCAGGAGTCGGAACAGGGAATTTTGAAAACTATGTTGGACAGGCATACAAAAACGATGCAGGTGCACTTGCTACGTTTGACGGACAGCCTTCTGGTAGTGTTGCTAGGGATTTTGCGTATTACAGGGTTTATATGTGTGATGACAAAGATGGAGTGTCAGATATTAGATCAACATATTATTATTTTGTCAGAGATTTTGAGAGTGCTGTAAATTGCAAGGATCAACAAATAATTAGATTAGGTTGGATAAATGAATTAGGTGCTTGGGATTATTATAATTTCAACGGTGGACAAACAGAAACAGTAAATAGTGAAAAAAATAATTATGAATCTGTCTTGGGTTCTACTTCTTTAGACACAGGTGCAGTTTATTCTTTCAACACTTGGGGTGCAGGAACTAAAACATTAACAACAAAAAGAAAATTAAAAAGCACCTTACAAACACAGTATATTTCAGAAGAAGAAGCAGACTTTTTAGAAACACTGTTTTCATCAAATGCTGTTATGGTTATTGAAAACCTTGCAACACCTGTTTCACAGTCTGTTGTTATAACAAACAAATCTTTTCAAAGAATGACAACAGCAAAGAATAAATTGCAAATACAATACACATTCACAATAGAATACGCAAACCCACTAAACACTAACTCTTAATGGATCAAGTTAGACTAATTGCATATAGAGGTGCAACAACATCATCAACAACGGAAACAGGTTATGAATTAGACTTGCAAGAACATCCTGTGATTTCTTTAAATTATCAATTTTCAGATATTAAAGAACCACAAACAAGAAAAGCAAGTTTTTCACAAACTTTTAAATTACCTTTTACGGATAACAATAATTTGTTTTTTCAAAATTGGTTTGATGTAAATATGTCTACCCTTGTATTCAGCACAAGAAAGAAATTCAACGCCACACTATTTGTTGGTTCAATGCCACAATTTGAAGGATATATACAACTAAAATCTGTATATCAAAAAGCAGAATTATATGAGGTGGTTTTAATGTCTAACACAGCAGATTTGTTTTCATCAATTGGTGAAAATAGACTGAAGGATGTTTTTAGAAATGATGATGATTCTTATAGTGATGAATTAAACCATCTATATACACAGGCAAATATAATAGCTTCTTGGAATGGTTCTTCTTCATCTTTTGTAAACACTCAAGACCCTGCTGTTTCACTTAGAGATACTGATGCTAATGTGCAAAAAGTGATGTATCCAATGAGTGTAACAAAACCAAATTTCTTTTATGATCCAGACGAAACAGTATATCTAAATATGTCATCTTCAAGTGTGACTAGTTTAGGAACATTGACTGCACAAGATTACATGGTTCCAATAACCCAACTTAGACCTGCACTACAAATAAAAAATCTTATTAGTTTGATTTTATCTAAAGCAGGTTTCTCATATACATCTGCATTTATTGACGGTGCTTATTTTGGGAAGTTGTTTATGACAATAGGAAATCACCTTGCTGAAGCAGGTTTGCCACTTACTGACTCTACTGCACAACCAGGTGGAGTTATGAGAGTTGGAAACAATGGAACATGGGGTGTCTATGAACCAGGCACAGGTGGTATGCCTTCTGTTGGTGACACTATACCAGAAGGTGCATTTTTAAATAATTATGTTCCTGCTGATACTGTTTCTGGTAGTGATTGTATTGTTGATGCAGAAGACCTTTGGAATGAAGCAGGAAGTTATTTTGAAAAGAAGTTTGAAGGAATCACATCAATAACAGTTAAACACAACTTGAAACTTGAAAATGTTAATAATGTCGGCAGTGATCCTATTCAGTTAAAAGTGGAAATTGTTGATCTTGACAACCCTGATGTTGTTTATGGCGATCCTGCCTTTTCTAACATATACCCAAGTGGAATTACTTTTGACTATGAAAATGAAATTGAACACTCTTTAAACCTTCAACCTATGGGAGTTGGTCAAAAGGCAAAGATACGAATGTCACTTTTAAACGCAAAGTTTGTTGGAACTTCTGGTGATGAAAGAATCACTTTTGGTGCTAGTGCAAATATAACGTGTGCTAATTTAGAAAGTAAAATTTTAATAGAGTGGATTCCTTTCAATGAAGGTGCATACAATGGAACTATAAATGTTCCTGCTTGTATTGATGAATCTATTTTACAAAAAGACTTTCTGCTTGACATAATACAAAGATTTAACTTACTGTTCATATCTGATCCAGACAACCCCACCAACTTAATTATAGAACCTTACAATGATTATTTAGATAGTGGGGCGATAAAATCATGGACAGATAAGCTAGACGTGTCTAAGGAAGTAATTGTTAGAGATACAACAACAATACAAAAAAAGATAATTGACTTGTCTGATTTAGAAGATGAGGATTTGGTGAATAAAGATATTAGAGATTTTTTCCCAGACATAAGCGTATATGGACACTATAAGAGAATTGACAACACAAATGAGTTTGCTAAAGGTGAACTGAAAAACACTCCAATCTTTTCACCATACATAAATCAAAAGGTCTTTCAAAATGAGAACACACAGTTGTCCTCACATTTAAAGAATATGACTGTTCAATATGAATATACTTACAATGGTGTTGAAGGTGGCTTTGAATATCCACTAACAGTAACAAAGCCAAAATTGTTTTATTATAATGGTTCGGCAACTACCGTATTAAATGATTCTGGTGTTGCTACACCTTACAATATGCACTCTCAAGCTGTTGCAGACGGATCAATTACAACATTTAGTTTTGACACATACCCTGTATGCACACCGTTTGACATAACACCATCAAGTAACGTTTATACACTTACACAAGCAAACAAATCATTATATTGGAATACAAACCCACCAATAGTTGGTGAGTTAAGTGTCTTTAATTACACAGATGAAACAGGATCATGGTTTGACAACACTCTATATGGACTTTATTGGAAAAAGTATTTAGACAACATATATAGTCCAGATGCAAGAATTATGGAGTGCTATTTGTATTTGGATGATGTTGATATTCATAACTTCAAATTCAATGATGAAGTTTTTATTAAAAATGCTTATTGGAGAGTTTTAAATATAACTAATTATCAAGTGGGTGTTAAAACATCAACAAAAGTTACGTTATTGAAAGAGGGAACACCTATACCCACCTGTGACGATTGTGGGTATGTTGTTGGTGCAGATTCAACAGGAAGCAATTTATTTATGGGTGTTTTGTATTATTGGTGTCCAGAAGATACGCCAGGTTGCACACCTAGTGTTTCTGGTTCACCTTACACAGGGTTATTAGCACCAGAATCGTGTTGTGAATGTATGGGTGGTTTATCAATGACCTTTGTGACACTTGCAACAGGTTTATATCCATGTATTGCAAATGCAGGTAGTTTACCAATAAACTTAACAAGTCTTTTTGGTATTAGGTCTATTTTGTCACAAGGACAAGCAAAGACAATTATTGCAGATAAAATGAGAGGACTGAAAAAAGGACTTACCATTGGTTCTGATAATGGAAAATTCAGCAGTGCTTTAATGCCTTTTAATAATGATGATATTGTTGTAAAATACAAGACAGAACAAAAAGGTGTTCCACGATTACAGGGTGAGATGCACAGGATCATATTGACAGGATATACAGAAGGCAACACAAGGGGTTATGCTTATCCACAAGGTAGATCAACAACAAAGCAGTTGTTTGTTCCATACAATACAAATATGATTATTCGTGTTAGTGGAACAGCAACAGTAATAGGTGGCACAAGTTCAACATACACAGTTAGTTACACAGAAGCGTTTGCATATTACACAGCATTTAAAAATGTAAATGGAACAATTACACAACTAGGAACAACAGGTGGAACAGCAGAGTTTGCATTAAAAGAATCTGGTTCTGCAACTTGCACACTGTATTTGACTACTTCTGGTGGAACACTGCAATTTGGTTTAGATGATAACCAAACAGACACTAAAAGGATATGGTCACTTTCTGTTGATTTAGCAGTTCAGAGGTTGCCAAACATTGCTATTCCTTATGGTGAGAATTGGGCATTGTTCCAAAATGGCAGTAATATACAATTTGAAAATTTTGATTTTATGTTATGGAATTAAAAAATCACATACAACTAAGTTCGGTAATGATGATAACAAGTCTAAAGATTGTTAATGCAGTTGAAATATATGGAGATAAAAAGTTAAATTTTGTTTATGGCATGAATGAAAGACATGGTAGTTTCAAAAGAATGTTTAAAGAATTAAAAAGAATTATATGGCAAAAGAGGTAAAAATAATAATTGATGTAGACACTAAGTCTGCAAATAAAGACCTAGAACAAACAGAGGAACAGATTGATAGCTTGGGTGTTGCAGCAAACAAAGCGTCTGAGGACGTTAAGGAAGTTGGTGAAAGTGCTAAGGAAGCAGGTGATGATGCGAAGAAAAGTAGTAAAGGTTTTAGTGTTCTGGGAACAGCTATGAAGATTACAGGCATTGGTGGTCTGGTTGGTGCATTTACTAGTTTCGGTGATGTTTTAATGAAAAATCAAAGGTTTGCAGATATTTTCAACATTGCACTAACAATGGCAGAAATGGTAATGTCAGACATGTTTAATAAGGTTATAAATGTTGTCATGGCTTTTTCAGACTTAGGTAACAAAATGAAGAATTTGACGTCAGGGGATATGAAGGAATTTACCGAAATGCTATTAGAAAAACTCCTATTACCAATGACAATGGTGAGAGATATTATTCATGATATAGGTTCAGCAATGAGTTTAGTTTTTGAGGGTGACTTTAAGGGTGCAGGTAAAGCGGCAAGTAAAACCATGAACGACTTAGCTCAGGACATTATAGACCTAACAGAGAATTTTTCAGACGCACAAGAAGAAACAGAGAAATACTTTAAAAGTATTATGGAAGATTCTATGGCGATTGTTGAATCAAGAAAGAGATTGGTTACGTTGGTTGGTGAAATAAACATGCAGAAAGCTGCAATACAGGGTGTTATTAATGAATATACAAGGTTAAGAGATTTTGAGAGCAACACTTTTGAGCAAAGGCAAGAATTTGCAATGAGGTTGTTAGATCAACAGATTTTAATGCTAGAGCAAGAAAAGAAAATGGCAGAAGCTGTTAAGAAAAACGCAGAAGAAGAACTAAGGATTTACCCAGATAATATACAGGCACTGCAAAAACTTGAAAATGCAAAAGCAGCACTCATGGTCTTAGAGGAACAAGAAACACAATTAATCTTACAGCAAACTCAAGCATATCATGATCTTGGGGTTCAAAGAATCGACTCAATTAAAGAACTTCAATCATTAAACAGGTTCGGTAGGGAAAGGGAAGAACAAGAACTAAGAGAACATTATAAAACATTGCTAGAACAGGCGAGAAAAGCAGGTGAAGGTGAAGCAGAGGTTTTAGAGTTTTACGAAAGAAAAAAAGCAGATATTAGAAGAAAGTATGTGGATATGAATTTACACGCAACAGCAAAGTTGTTTGGTGCTTTAGCTAGAACGCAAGAAAAGGGTTCAAAGAAATGGAAAAAAATGGCAAAAGCAGAAGCATTAGTAAATACATTTTTAGGCATAACAACTGCATTAACCGACAGAGAACTAACCTCTTTTGCAAGGTGGGCGAATGTCTTAGCTGTTGGAATTACAGGAATGAATAATGTGAGGGCAATATCTGCAACAAATATGGACGGATCTGGTGAAGAAGGAGAGGGTGACACAGTATCGTTGCCTGTGGGTGTTGGTGGTGATTTTTCTGGGAATGCAGGTTCAATGATACCAAACCAATTGACAGAAGAAGTTGTGGACACAAGCCAACAACCTGTTCAAGCGTATGTAGTTGAAACGGATATTTCTAACAGTCAAGCACTGCAAGAAGAACTTGATTTACAGACAACATTGTAAACAAATTGCACATTGTTATATTTATAAAAAACAAAAACAATGAAGAAAAAAAGAATCGTTGAGTTATTAATTGACGAAACAGAGGAAATTCACGGAATACAAGCTATCTC